AGGGTGCTGCCGTTGTTCTTCGGGGTGATGGCGCTCTGGAGCCACGGGCGGCCATCGACGCGCTCGGTGATCTTGAAGGCCGTCTTGTCCGAGCTGAACTTGAAGTGCGGGCTGGACGTGGCCGACATGATCTGGCGGTCGCCGATGATGTAGTACGACAGGTCGACGTAGTTGATGTCACCGGCGGTACCCAGCTGGGAGACCTTCTCCGAGACGATGACCGGACGGCCCAGGATCGTCATCGGGGCGTCACCGGCACCGTTCTGGAGCCAGATCGCCGAGCCACCGGTGCCCACGTTCAGGGCCATCGTGGCGAGCTGCGGGAAGGTGTCCGGGGAGACGATCCACACCGCGTTGTTGTGCGACGACGGCAGCATCCGGGCGTACATCTTGACGATGTTCTCCCAGACGATCGTCGCGGCAGCCTGACCGGACTCCTTGGCAACCGTGACGGCCGAGGAGGCGTTCAGGAAGCCCTTCGGCTGACCGGTGCCGGTGCCGGAGATGAACGCGTCGTCCTCGTACCACGACATGGCCTCGGGGAAGACCTGGTCGAAGAACGAACCGAAGGCGACCGCGTCGGCCAGCAGCTCGTTGGGGACCTCGGCGTAGCCGGTGAGCTTCTTGGCCTCCAGGGTCAGCTGGCCGAAGGTGGCCTGCGACTCCGTCATGGTGCCGCCCTCTTCGGTCCAGTAGCAGACGATGCCGCCGAAGACCGAGGAGACGTTGGACGTGGCGTCCACCATCGGGATGGGCAGGCGCAGGGAGTCCATCGGCAGGACGCGCGCACGCGACCGGACGATGGAGTTCTCCAGGGCCAGGGAGAGGATCTCCGAGCGCAGGCGCTCCGGGATCAGGAAGCCACCGTCACCGGGGACCACGGAGCCGAACGAGTTCTGGATCCGCTTGATCTCCTGGGCCTTGTTGCCCAGATCGATCGAGTTGCCCAGGGACTCCCGGTTGTGCCAGATGGTCTGGAAGAAGTCGGCCGGTCCGTCCACGACGTTGTCGAGGGCGGCGCCCGGGGCCTTCTTGTTGTAGACCTGGCCCTTGCGGGCCTCGAAGCGCCCGCCGGTGTTGCTGAGGGCGGCCTGGTTCAGGCGCTTGACCTCATTGGTGACCTTGTCCTGGCCGAGCATCTCGGCGACGACGAGCTGGGTCTGCTCGCGGACCTGGTCGCCCAGCTCCTTGTCCTTGTTCATGACCACGCGTGCGTAGTTGGTCATGAACTCGTCGAACTGGCCCTCCTTGAGCAGGGCCGCGACCTTGGTCTGGTCACCGACCATCTCCTCCAGCTCGGAGGCGTTCGTCGGAATTGCGATCTTAGCCACGTGCAGTCGCCTCCTTAGCGGCGGTCATGGCGATCCGGAACGCCTCGAAGTCGAAGAGGTCCGGTGCTTCGGTGACGGGCTCCTCGGTGAGGGCCTCGGTGTTCGTCTCGGCAGGCTCATGACAATCCGGAGCCTGGTTGACGATGGTCTGTGCGCCCTTCTGGGTCGCGTTCTCGACGGGGGCGTCCGCAGTGTCGTCGCCGAGGATTTCGTCGGCGAGACCGGCCTCCACGGCCTCCTGGTCGGTGTACCAGGTCTCCGCCCGCATCACGGTTCGCCAGTCCTCGACGGTCCCGCCCGCCCTGCGGGCGTACACGGAGGCGATGTTGTCGGAGTGCTTGTCGAGCAGCTCCGCCATCTCGGACATCTCAGCCGCGTTCCCGTAGCACATCCCGGCGGCGTCGTGGATCATCATCATCGCGTTCGGCGACATGGAGATCTTGTCTCCTGCCATCGCGATAAAGGAGGCGGCGGAGACCGCCCAGCCGTCCACGATGACGTGGATGTTCGCCGGGTGCTGGCGCAGCGCGTTCAGCATGGCGAGGCCGTCCTGGACGTCGCCGCCGGGGGAGTTGATCCGCAGCGTGATGTCCTTGGCGGTGATGCCGCCGAGGTCGGTGACGAAGTCGGCGGCGGAGACGCCCCAGTACCCGATCTCGTCGTAGATGGACACCTCGACGCTGGCGCCAGACACGTTCTTGATGTCGTACCAGCGTCCAGCTCGGGCGTTCGACGGGCGCTGGAAGTTGCGCAGGTGGTAGTTACGCATTCGACTGGCCGGGGGCTTGTGCATTCGGGTCACCTCCCTTTGTGACATCGTTGTCGTTCCGCTGGGAAGCGGCGGCCTGCGGCAGTTCGTAGCCGAGCAGCGGCAGGATCGTCGGGGCGAGCGTGGGCGCCCGCGTGACGAGCGTGATGAGCAACTCGCGGTGCGGGTCGGATCCCGGCTCGCCGAAGTCCAGCGGGGGCAGCCCCACGGTCTCCAGGGCATCGGGTCCATACACGCCGGAGTCGATGAGGGTCTTCGCGGCCAGCGTCTTGGACTCGCGGTCGCGGGCGTCGGCGGCCCGGTCGTCGGGGACCGGATTGACGTAGTCGAACTCGACGTTCTCCCCGGCGGACCCGAACAGGGGGAGGAACTCGCTGTTCAGGGCGGCCTTGATGCGCTCCAGCAGCGGTACTAGGACCCAGCGGGCGAAGACCACCTCGGCGGCCTCGGCGTTGGCACGGTTGACGTCGGTTACGGTGCCGAGCAGCGGCTTGGGGAACCCGAACGCCTCTCGGATCTGCTCGCTGTTGAGCTGGGACAGCTCGGCGAACTGCATCTCGCGGTGCATGGACTGGCGCTCGACCCAGTCCATCTCCTCACCGTCGAGGATCGCCACGCGGTGGGCGTTGGACGGCCCCTTGTGTGCCTCGTTCCAGCGGAACTGGAGACGGCGGAACTCGTCGTCGTCGAGGTCGCGGTTGATCTTGATGATGCCGCCGGGCTCCGCGCTGTTCAGGAAGAACGCGCGGTTCCACTCGTCGGAGTACCTGATCGAGTCGATCTTTGCGAGCACGGACTGGACCGGCCCGACCCCCCGGTAGGCGTCAAGTGGGTCGGGTCGGCGGCTGAAGATGACCTCGTCGGTGCCGAGACGTGTGACAGTCCCGTCGAGGTTCTTGTACTCGTACGCCTCGATGTAGTCGGTGGGGTGCTCCACGATCGCCATGCGGTCGGGGCGGACCGGCCAGATCTCGGTGGGGGCGGAGAAGCCGTTCATCCGGCCCAGCGCCCACCAGGACTCCCCCGTCAGGCACATGTGCTGCGCCCATACCTCGATGAGTTCCTGCCGCGTGTAGAACGGGTTGGGTCGATTCAACACCTTCAGGGCCAGGTGCTGTGTGACCTCGGTCCGGTCGTCCATGCCTTCGTAGGCGTAGTTGCGGCGGGCGTCGGTGCGCTTGCGGAAGAGCTTCCACTCGACGGCGGACGCGGCCTCGGCGGTGCGGTTGACGATGGCGAAGACGGTTCCGACGTTCTCCATCGCGCGCAGCGATGGGGTGGATCCACGCTGGCCGAACACCGGGGACACCCGGAAGGACGAGGTGGCGGGGACGGGTGACTTGTTCGTGAACGCGCCCAGGAGGCTGGTCACCTGCGCCCCCCTCTCGTCAGGGTCATGTCAATTGCCCGGTCCAACAGTAGCGCAGAAAATCCTCCGACGATATACCCGGCTGGCGCAAGGAACAAGGCCACGCCCCAGGTGATCGCCGCAAGTCCTGCGACGGACAGCCACATCGACGCGAGCACACCCAGGTACGTCCGGACCGCATCAGGCAGCGAGAGCCACATCTTGTTCATCAGACTGGATCTCCTGGACGTCGTCGGACCCGGCTCACCAGGTCGTGCTTGGCCACGACGTACCGCATGGCGTCCATGCCGTGGTCATTGATCTTCAGCGGTGCTTCCTTCGGGGCCTTGGTGCCGGTGTCGTCCCACACGTAGTCGGCGACCTCGTCGATCGTGCAGGTCGGCTTGCCCGCGTTGCGCAGCTCGACGTCCTCGTGCAGCAGGGCGTCCCGGAAGAAGAAGATCCTGGGCTTGCCATCGGCCAGCACCTCGAAGCGTTTCTGCGTGGCCTGGATGCCGCGCGAGACGTCCTTCTTCGCCTTGTTCACGTACAGGCCGCCCAGGTGCTTGATCAGGGTGGCCCGGTCCTCGGCGTCGTGGTCGGCGAGGATGTACGGCTTTGGCTCCCGGGGATACTTCTTGATCTGGTTCATGATCCGCCGGGCGTGATCCTCGACCAGGGTCTTGGAGTGGTAGATCTCCCGGGTCAGGTACAGGCGCCCGTCCGGATCGACCCGCCACC